CCTTGTACGATTTTTCTTTGATGAGTTTGAATACTTCGACATTCAATCTAGCAGTATCACGACAATCAAATGGTAATCCTTTGGATTGCAACAATGAATGCCATCCCAAAACTCCCAAGCCAAGAGCACGTTGTCTTTTAGCAAAATTGTATGCTTTTTCTAGATAAAAGAATGCACGTCGTCCTTCGATTGTACCAGTATTCCTAATAGCATCAATCTTTTCAATAAATTCAGTAACAACAGCATCCAAAAAATAAATCATCATTTCAACCGCATCAGTATCTTTCCACTCATCGTAGTGCAAAACATTCATTGATGATAGAACACAAACAAAAGATTCTTCTTCTGAATTGTGAAGTGCAATCTCCGAACATAGATTTGAGTTATAAATCTTCATCCCTTTTTCTTGATAGACCTCGGGTGCCTTGTTGTTCATTGTATCAGAGAACATAATGTATGGATAACCAATTTCACCTCTACGTTGAATTACTTTAGCCCAAATAGCTCGTTTCTTTTTGTCTCCAGCAATCATTTCTTCCATGAATTGGTCAGATACCGTCACAGCATGTGTCAAATCTTGGATAGGAAAACCTTCGGTACCAATTTCTAAAAACTCCATGATGTCTGGGTGTTCAACTGGAAGGTAAGGGGAGAATCGTCCACGACGAGTTGAACCTTGTGAAATGTTATCAACAACACTTTGGAACAAATTCATAAAGTGTACAGAGCCAGGTGCGTGACCGTTGTCTGTAATTTCAGCACCTCTACCACGAATATTTCCAAAGTAACCGGATGTTCCACCCCCCATTTTACTCATCTCACCGACTTCAGCTTGAGTATAAAGAATTGACTCAATATTGTCTCCAATATTTGACCCAAAACAACTAACGGGTAATCCACGCTTTTTTCCAAAGTTTGCCCACACAGGAGAAGAAAGTGAATACCATCCTTTACCCATGTAATCGTAGAATTTATCCGCAAATCCTTCAATTCCTAAAATCTTCTCAGCATGTTCAGCAATTGTTCTAATACGTTGTAAAGGTTCTTCCCCTTCGCTCAAATATCCTCGACGGAGGAAAGTAATTGACTCATCATTAATCCAGTCAAAAGGTTCTCTATTTTCCATATTGTTATTGTCGTTGTTTTTAAATTAAAATAAATCGTTAAGCGTAATAGATTTTGATTTTTTACTGTAATTTATACTACGCTTGTTAAAAAAATCAGTGTGTTTTGTTGTGAGAATTTCATCATCAAACCATTCGGTGGTTTCCAAGAGTTTCTCATTAACTTCAAAAACATTCTCAATGTCAATGGAATTTAGGGAAATGTTGAATCGGTGTTTAATAAACTCGATTGTTTGTGCTTTTGTAAGAAAATCCAAATCGCCCTTTTCAAAAATCCATTCAACGATTTCTGATTCAGCTTCAAAAGCTTCTTTGGTTGCTTCAATCAAATCTTCAACTAATTCTGGTGTCCACCAAGTTGGGTTTTCTTTTTTGATTAGATTAACCAAGTCAAAACCGAACTCTGCATGAATATTTTCTTCCTTTGAAGTTGCCTCAACAGCATTGCTAACACCTTTCAATACATTCTTATGTTTGTTAAAAGACATGATTACCAGGAATTGTGAGAATAGAGAAACGTTTTCAACAAACATTGAAAATAATACAACTGATTCAAAGTAATCTTGGTTTTCCACAGCCTTTGAGCCGGTGATTGATTTTTCCAAATATTTAATTCGTCTACGGATTGCTGGGACTTCAAGTAAGTTTTCAAATTCCCCGTTCAGCCCCAACAACTGCAAAAGGTGTGAATAAGCATCAGCATGACGCACCTCAGATTCTGCAAAAGTTGCACCAACACTGCCGATTTCAGGTTTAGGTAATCTCTTGTAGATATCGCCCCAGAACGTTTTAACCGCAATCTCAATTTGTGAGATAGCAAGCATTGCACGTTGTACAGCCATCTTTTCTTTTTCATTCAGGTGTACCATGAAATCCTGGATGTCAGAAGTAAAATTAAACTCAGTATGAACCCAATATGAATGACGAATAGCGTCAACATATTCCACGAGTGCTGGGTACTCATAGGGTTTAAGATTAGTTCTCTTCATGAAGATGTTAGGTTGGTGCTTTGAACGATAAATGATATATTCTTTAGCAACATCATTCAAACCATTATCCATTAATTTGTTTTCCACCATGTCGTGGATTTCATCAACATGAGGTACTCCAATTTTGTTATTTCTAAAAATGCCTTTCTTTGTAATTCTCGCAATCTTTTCAGCCATTTCAAGGTCTACCTTGTTGACGGATTGCATTGCTTTAATAATAGCATTTTTTATTTTGTCCTCTTCGAAAGGAACTTTATCACCACTGCGTTTGATAACAAAACGGGGTTCACTTGAACTAACAATATCAGTTGTATTCATTTTTTTTTGATTTGAGTTTTAATGGCTAAATTAAATCGGACTATTTGTTTGTTCTCTGAGCTTGCGTTTTTCCATAAGCTCTTTGACTCTATCACTTTTGCGTTGTTCTTGCTGTTCTTCAAACCCTAAGAAGGTTACAGAAGATTCAGTATCAATAATTAACAACTCATTGTCAAACTTACAGTTCTCAAATACAACACCATCTTGTCCAAGACGGGATTTGGTGATTGCTATTGTAGCAAGTTTCATTTCTTTCTGCTGCAGAGTTTTTGCAACCGAAATGATTACGTGACCTACTTGGGCTTTCTTAATTGAACCACCCATTTGGTCAGTAGTGACTACCTCAGAAGAAATTGATGAACGGTTACCTTGTGTGGCTGTCCAACCGGCAATTCCAAGTTCATGACACATTGCTTCGAAGTGTCTCATAACAGAACCTTCGGCTTTCCATTCATCATTTTTAGTGTTCTCTGGAACAACACAATCAATATAATCAAGAGTAATCATGTCAAGTTTAGTTCCATCGGCAATCATTTTACGAACCTGATTCTTGATTTGTGCCATAGTCATCGTATCTGATGGAAGCTTTTTCAATATCAGTTTGTTGGGCATCGTATTCTGAATTTCAGCAATTTTATCCATAACTTCTTCCTTACGAAGTGAAAGATTATCAGGTTCAATTCCCGTCCAAATTGTGAAATGTTTTCGTTGGATAATTTTTGGGTTATCCTCGAAGAAAATCTGTAACACATTGTAACCCATGCTAAATGCTGAGTTAGCAATTTTGGTCATCAAAGTCGTTTTACCAACACCAGTTGGTGCAAGTACAACTCCAATCTCACCTTTTGCTAAACCGCCCTTTAACAGTCTGTCAATCCCATCAATACCCATGGGAATTGGATGTCTGTAATCATCGTTCAGAACATCATCCAAACCAGTGAATACATCTAATATCCCAGTTTCTCTCTCACCTACTTGAAGTGCTTCTCGAACCATTCCTTCAACTTGGTCATAAGATTCAAAATCACCATTGGTGATAATCTTTTGAGCCTTGTCCATAGCTTTTTGAAGTTCTTGCTGCTTACAAAATTTCAAAGCTTTTTCTTGAACAAAAACACCACCTTCAAATGGTGCTTCTTGAATTTGCTTCAAAGTGTCAAGAACAATCTTAAGTGCCAGCTCTTGGCTTATCTCCGCTTTAGCTATTTGGTCAAGAGTATCATAAGTTGGTGTGGACTGATACTTTGTATAGTACTCTCTTATCATTTGAATAACAAGTTTAAAATACTTGTTATCAAAGTAAGATGGTTCTAAAACATCAATAATCGACTGAGCGAATTCTTTATCTAAGATTAATTGGTTGAGTAGTTGAAGTTGAAAAGTGTTTCCTAGATAGTCAAAATTCTTAGTCATAATCTGTAATGTATTCAGTAAATATTACCTAGATAGGTCGTAGTCCATGTAGTCGTAACACAAATTTTCTGCTGAAAAAATGTCAGTCAATCCTTTGAGGATGTTTTTCAAGCTAGGACGCACGTCAACGGTGTAACGAACTTTTGGGGGGTACAATTTTCCATCGAAAATTCTATGAAAAATAACATCGTCTGCCAATTTGACATACATGTTGAAGTTTTCTGGGTCGTCAGTATTTGAGGTGTTAAGAATCTCTGGGTCAAGATAGATAGCTTCTTGATTATCCATCATATACATTACAGTTTTCATCTTCAAGTCTGTAACCAAGTCATCTTCAACTTGTTTCATAAAGTATGGTAGGTCATAAGAGTGACGAGCCTGCGGATTAAAATTGCGCACATTGTAAAATCTCTGAACAACAATATTGTCATTGAGGGTCAAAAGAAATTCCATTTTGATAATTGCTTCTTCTTTCATTTTTAATTTGATTTAGTTTGATTAAATTGTCTTTTTTCTTTTCTTGTTAATTTGAGAAAGGGTTTTAAATATTCGACGAACGCTTCGTCTGTTTTTGAGAGATACTTGAAGAATCCATCTTCCATCATCATCATTATTATTGTTTTTCTTTCCCGGCCCTCTGGGTCCAAAGATTCAGAATAATATTGTTGAACAATTTCTTTAGCTTCTTCAGTGATTAATGGGTTATTCAAATCCATTATTTTTTGGTTAATTACGTAGAATTCATTTCCTAATTCACCTTCTTTAGTTAAACCATTGAGAATATTTTTGAATACGTTTTGTTTTGCTTTTTCTTTTGCTAGAACTTCTGTTCTTGTTAAAATATCACCAATAGAAATGGGCTTTTCAAGTACCTCCGGAAAATATTTTACAAATGTTTTTTCACCAAGTTGTTTAATCCCTTGTATATTATCACTTTGGTCCCCTAAAAAAATTTTAGCCACCAGAATGTTTTGATGTGGAATGTACGAATTACCAAATTTTACAAGGTCACCGTTTTGGTAGGTATATTTTTGCAAAGGAGAATACAAGGATGTTCTTTCATCAATTAACTGGAGCAAATCTTTATCAGATGAAAAAATCATTTTATTTTCATCCCCTGAAATTTGACAATAAAAAGCTATTAAATCATCAGATTCATTACCTTCAATTTCTACCTGTCTAACAAAAATTTCTTCTAGATATTGTTTTACCCTGTTTTTTTGAGAATAGTATGACTCGAGTTTTTCCTCAGTCATATTGTTCTTGCGATTTAATTTGTAAGCAGGATATAATTCACGTCTAGCCTGGGAGTTATGTTTTCCATCCCAAAATACGACAACTTTGTCGTATTCATTATCCACAAGTTGTTTTCTAAGGGTGTTGAGGAAGTGAAAGATTCCTCCAATGTGGTTACCCTCAACGAATAAGTCTCGGACTCCATGGAATCCAATTTTGAATAAATTATCTCCATCTACTAATAAAGTTTTCAATTACATTTTTTTTCGATTGTTCAACAAAAAAATAAGCTGGTGGGTTGGTAGTTCCAACCACACCATAACTCATTCACTAATAAACTCAATAAGCTCTATAAAAAGCTCTCTGGTTCCTTTTCTTCCTTCAAAGTGAAGTCACCTTCACTACCGATAATTTCTTTCCAGTAATTAGAGTATTCCTTCTTGTAACTTTCAATATTGGCCTTTTCTTCAGCGAGGTCTTTTCCTGCAATAAAACCATGTGGTGTAACAATAATTTTACCATCATCATATCCAAGCCCATTAACATGATTCTTCATGACAGAAATTTTTGTTCGTGAAGCAAACTTGATAGTTCTTTTATCTTTTGTTGCAGTAATTTTTGTGGTGCCAGCACCCTTTTGATTACCGAACAAAAAAACAAGAGAGGAATTTAGCCAAATCGCTTCACCACCTTTTGCCTTGATTTTAGGTTGACCATAGGGATTATCAGGCAATTCAACCCAGGGTTGGTTGACGATAACTAAGGTGTTTTCAAATTTGGATTCTGACTTTCGTGAGCCGGATATACGTTGATTGATACCCATACCAATTTTATCAGCTAACGCAGCGGCATTATGTTGTTTTCCACCTCGTCCTTCAAAAGTCATTTTACATGGAACAGAGCCAACAGAATCCCATAAAAATAGCAAACTATATTCCAGCTCACCCTTTTCTTGAGCATCTAAGAGGGAATTTATGTAATCGGTGATTTGTTCAATGTAATCAAAATTGTTATTGAATATAAAAAATCCATCCCAATCGATTTCACCAGTTTCTTCATCAACTGCTTCCTCACACTGAAAACCCATTAACCGGGCATGTTCAAAACTCCACTTTTGCTCTGTGATGATGAAGACAGGAAGAATTTCCTTTTTTTGTGCATCAACCGCCGTTTTAACGAGAGCTGTTGTTTTACCGGTGTCAGAGTGTCCAAGGAACATGTTGATGTGACCGATTGCTGGTCCAGGTAGACCAACAGCATCAAGGAACTCTGTTCCCAAATCAAAGAATCTTTGGGGTTTATACTTTGCTGAGGTTGAATATTTCTTCTTGAGTGAAGAAAAATCAGTTGTTTTCTTTATTGCCATTATATTTCCAAAATTCGGTTAATACTTGTAGTTTGTCACTTGCATTTGCTAACTTTTCAACCATGTTGTCCATTTCTTCCAGCATTTGTGGATGTTCGCCAATTCCAGCAGCATTCTCAAGATAAATCATTAATGTTGCTTCCGCTTCTA